CCCGAGATCGCGTCTGCTTTAGATATCTATGCTGATGAGATGACAACCTCCTCTGTATATCGGCCAATAATCAATGTCATTTGCAGCAACCAGGAAATTAAATCGGTCGTAGAAACTCTGCTATATAATATTCTGAATGTTGAGTTCAACCTCTATGGTTGGTGTCGTTCTATGTGCAAATACGGTGACTTCTTCCTCTACCTTGATATTGAAGAAGGCGATGGTATAAAGAATGCAATAGGCTTGCCGATAAATGAGATTGAAAGGTTGGAGGGCGAAGACAAGAATAATCCAAATTACATCCAGTATCAGTGGAACACTGCCGGGATGACACTAGAAAACTGGCAGATGGGCCATTTTAGAATATTGGGAAATGACAAATTTGCACCCTATGGAACTTCTATTTTAGAGCCGGCACGAAGAATTTGGCGCCAGCTTACTTTAATTGAAGATGCTGTGATGGCATATCGTATTGTAAGATCGCCAGAAAGAAGAGTCTTTAAAATTGATGTGGGAAATGTGCCGCCGCAAGATGTAGAACAATACATGCAAAAAGTCATGACCCAGATGAAGAGAAACACAATAGTTGATGCCGACACTGGCCGAGTAGATCTAAGGTACAACCCTCTAAGCGTAGAAGAAGACTACTACATCCCAGTAAGAGGCTCTGCTAGCGGAACAGAAATCTCTACAGTTGGTGGAGGTCAGTACACCGGAGATATAGATGACGTAAAATATCTTAGAGATAAGCTATTTAGCGCTTTGAAGATACCTATGTCCTATCTTTCTCGTGGAGACGGCGCCGACGAAGATAAGGCGACTTTAGCGCAGAAAGACATAAGGTTCGCAAGAACCGTGCAGCGCCTCCAACGGTCCGTGGTATCTGAATTAGAAAAAATAGCTGTTATCCACCTTTTCACACAAGGCTACAGGGGCAACGATCTTTTATCTTTCAAACTGACGCTTAACAACCCATCAAAATTAGCTGAGTTGCAAGAATTAGAACACTGGAAAGCTAGGTTCGAGGCAGCCGATGGGGCATCACAGGGATACTTTAGCAGAAGGTGGGTTGCGAACAATATACTTAATATTAGCGAAGAAGAGTTCGAAAGAATGCAATCCGAAATGTATTATGATAGGAAGCATGACTTTTCTCTCGAACAGGTCGGCGAAGCCGCCGCGGCTGAGGCCGGCGGTTCGGCCACCGGCGCCCTAGGGGGCCTAGGAGCCCCTGATGATGCGGGAGCGGACATGGATATGCCGGCGCCAGAGGACATAACCGGTACCGAAGGAGCTGAACCACCAGGAGGTGCACCCGCAGGCGCAGAATCTCCTGATGACGCCGGCCCACTCCTGGCAACTCCTGGAGGAGAGGCCCCAGAAGGAGCAACACCCGCGCCGCCTCCACCGCCTGGCAAAAGAGATGGGTGGGTTTCAGCAAACGCTAAAGGCAAAGCTCACTATCCTGGAAAAACAGACCATCGTCGCTCCGGAGCAAGAAAAAGGTCATTCTTGGCACAGGGCGGTCAACAGTACACAGGCGCTAGCAGAAGGTCATACCTTCCCGGCGCCGACGAATTAAATTCACTTTATAGATTTTCCGAAGGGTTGAGTTCTAATTACTATGATCAAGAAGAAAAGGAGATTTTTCGAGAATCTTACGAAGTGAAAAAGCTCATAGACTCTTTGGAGAAAAAATCTGATGAAACTTAACCACAATAAAAAAAGAAATACTATTTTTATTTATGAAATGCTAATCAAAGAGCTGTCAAAGGCGAGCATGCATGGAATCATTGACAAAAAACAACAAATCTTATCTATAATAAAAGAAGCGTTCTCGAAAGAAAAATTGCTAAGAAGCGAACTAGACATATATAAATCTTTTCAAGAAATTGAAGGCTTAAAGAAGACGACGGTAGAAAAGATGATAGCAGAATCAAAAAAACGTTTTTCTGTGTTAGATAGAAAGAAAGTTTTTGATGAACAGACTGTAGTTATAAGCAAGATAAACAAAGCGCTCGGTGCTAACGTATGGAACACGTTTATAACAGAATTTAAAAAAATGGCTACCGTAAATCAGATACTAAATGAGAACCTCGCACCAAAAAATCAAGTTTTATTAGAAGAAAAGTTTTTAGATAACTTTGTCGGTGCGAAGAAAGAGAAAAAGCCATTTCCTAATGTAAATAATTTGACTGTTAAGCGCTTCGTACAAAAATTCAATGAAGAATACTCAACATCTTTAAATGAAAACCAGAAAAAATTATTAAATAAGTATATTTCTTCGCACCAAGATCGAGGAATCGAATTAAAAACTTATTTATACGAAGAAATCGATCGTATTAAAGGCCAGCTAGCTTGTAGTGTTGAGAAACAAGATGCAACAACGGTGAAAAAAGTTAAAAAAATTATTGAAAAGATAGAAGATTATAATAAGAGAAAAATAGACAGATCGCTTATCACAGAAGTGATGAAAGTACAATCACTAGTAGAAGAGATCAACAAATAATGGCTATAAAGATTAAAGTAATCATCAAGGGCAAAGAAGTTGAAAAAATTCTTCTCAACGCTCGTAAAACAATCGATGGCAATATTATTGTTTTTGATCATCCAGACATGGATATTTTAATCTTACCTGCAAAGAGCAAGATTGTTTCCCTCCCCAAAGAAGAGCTAGACGACGAGCTTCACGATGGTCAACGCAGGCTATTTAGATTTTTGACAAAAAGAGGCGTAGTCGACTACAGCAGCATTCAGGCAGGCAATTTGTTTATGTCGATGGAAGCTGCTATACCTGATGTGGATGGCGAGGGCGACAAAATACAATATTGTTTATATGCTTTGTCCAAATTCATAGAAGAAGAACTTCCTTTTTATAGTAATCAGGAAGAATACAAAAAAGAAATGGAAAAAGACCTGCTGCAGCCGGAAATTGATGAGTACACAGAGTTCGACGCCACGCGTCAAGGCGACACCAAAGGGTCTATGCCTCCTCGTAACATAAGCTACGGAATACACAGCATATACAGAATATAGGTATTTGATGGAACTACTACACTTTATCCTGATAGCTTACGGGATGACATACATACTGATTTATGGATCAATTTTCTCTTCGATCCGGCCAAATCACGGTAAACTTGGCGAACTTTTTCGTTGTCCACTTTGCTTGGGCTTTTGGGTAGGTGTATTTTTGTGGAGTATCAATCACTTCACAGAACTATTTACATTTGAATACAATTTTATAAATGCTTTGTTGGTTGGATGTTTATCTGCTGGCACAAGCTATTTTTTGAGCATGATACTGGATGATTTTGGTTTTAAAGTGAGAATAAAAAAAATAAAAGGGGGTGATTAAAAATGAAGCGTCGTAATACAGCAAAAGTTAGACGCTGCTGCAACGGCAGCTGTATCGAGCGGGGGCGAGCCTCGCTTGTTTTATGTGTTTTTTCGGAGAAAGATGATGAATTTTACAAACAACACGAAGGTTAAGAGCAATCCTGCTTCTTATGTATGGGGTGTCAAAAATCCTCAAAAAGTTGCGAATAAATACAATGGATATGGGATTAAAAAAAGTAAATAATGTCAAAAGAGTTGCTAACAGAATACTTCGAACTGTGCCCCGAGGGTAGATGTCCGATTGATAGATTGACCGAAGCCGAGCGCCGTAATATATCCGATGGCGGCGTGTACCTTGTTGGCATATGCCAGAAAGCAGGAACTAAAAACGGCAATGGTAGGATTTACCGCAAAGAGACTTTGCAAAGAGAGGTAAAAAATTATCAAAGATCTATTATTGAAAGGCGCTCCCTCGGAGAACTAGACCACCCAGACGATAGTGTAGTCAATTTGAAAAATTGTTCTCATTTGGCAGTAAAGATGTGGTGGGAGGGTGACAATGTCATGGCAAAATTTGAAGTGCTCGACACTCCTTCTGGCAAAATCTTGAAAGATCTTGTCAAAGCTAATGTTAAATTAGGAATATCTTCTCGCGGACTAGGATCTGTTAAAGAAGAGAAGGGCGCGACTATGGTCGAAGATGATTTTCAGTTAATATGCTTCGATATGGTGTCCGAGCCTTCTACACCAGGCGCTTATTTGAAACACGAAACGAGGCCTGATATGAACCAAGAAATAAATTTATACATCAAGGAATCGAAACACAACAAAGTCAATGAACTGATTGACTCAATATTAAGAGATTAAAATGAAAAAAAGTGAATTTAAA